CCGCCTAGTTCATCGCATTCGCTTCGAGCCAGTTGAACGTAGCATCGGTGGCCGTCGTCGTGTTGTTGATCGTTACCGCTATCAGGATGTTTCCCGATTCCACGGCGTTAATGAGTGCCGGAGACAAGAGCGCGGCAACCGCCGCGCCGATCTGCGCCTGATTGTGAAGCGCAAGCGCCCACCGTGGTAATCGTAGTGTTCGTTTCGAGGAGTGCCATTTGTCCCCTTTAGACGCTTTGTCCGGTCGATGCAACCGTGGTTCGACCGTCGATCTGAGTGCCGCCGAAAACCGTAACGATCTTCGTATCGGAATCCATCGTGTTGAAGTCGCCCAACATCGCATCCACGCCGCCGCCCAACCGCTGCGTATTCGGCAGTTTGCTGAACAGTTGCGGTTCCTTGAATCCCTGCAGGAATCCAACCTCTGCGCTCGGACGTTCGACCGAGTTCGGATCGACCGTGATTCCCCACATCGTGTTCTGGGTTCCGGTGGCGGTGCAGACGATTGGAATCCACGGGTCCGGAACCAGGTCGATATTCGACATGATCCAGTCGGGATTGGTATTGAGGAACTGAGTCGGGAAACCCTGCGCGTTCTGTGTGCCGCCTTCGACGGACACCTGGAGCGCGGTCGCTTTGAGCAGATTGTTCGCCACCGCGATAAGCGACGGGCCAAACCACAGCTTCAGCCTGCCGGTAACCATGATCGGGTTACCCGCTGCGTCCTTCTGTTTCGCCAGTACCTTCAGCGCGTCCATCAAACCCTGAGCGCCGAGCGGCGGATTGTTGATCGAAGCGCCGTTCGCGACGTTGATGATGTTGTTGTACGCGGACGAGTACAGGCTGGTGTTCAGCCCGGTCGATGCCGTGTAAAGCGTGGTGATGAACTTGGCAATCGTCATGCGCCCGCTCATCGCCAGACGTTTCGCAACGTCTCTGAAGATGCCGAGGTCGTCATTGACGAACGCTCGCCAGTTGATCGACGCCATCGCCTGATACAGCTTCGGCTGGTACTGAATCGGAGCCGTGTTTGTCGTCGGATAGGTTGCGCCATCCTGCGGTACGGGTCCGCTCAATGCGCGTTGCGGTGCCGGAGCCGCCGGGTCGATGCCAACCATCGGCCCGACGATACCGTCGAGCAAGTACCGGCTCACTTGGCGGAAGTCCCTGAGATCGTGGACCTTCACCAGTGGCATGTTCGAGATCGGGTAATCGTTGTAGTAACCGTAGTACAGGCGGTCGAGAACATCGACATAAAGAGCCTGATAGTCGGTAACCGACATGGTTTCGCGCAATCCGAACTGGCCGCGCTTATCGCCGTACAGATTCGGGTATCGTCGCGCAACTTCGCGAACGATGAAATCGTTCTGGGGGAACACAGCTTCGCGCAGGAGAACCGGATCGGTGCGCCCGCCCAGAACGTCCACGTAAAGCCGCATCGCTTCGTCCACGCGCTGCTTGCGCGACTGTCCAGCCTTGTACAGCCCGCCGATACCCGGCATTCCGCGTTCCGGCCCGTAGAGCCTGCCGTCGCGGACTTCTCCGTAATTGCCTGTCAGTTCAAGTTCGTTCATTGTCCGATCCTCACAACTCCGGCGGTGTTGGTAGTTCCCGCCGCGATTGCCGTCTGCGATTCGTCATACTGTCCGAAGTACACCTCGGACACGTTCTTATCGAGAACGCCGCCGTAGGTGATATTGGTCGTCGCGTCGAACGTTCCGCCGCTGTAGTACAGTTTGTCGCCGGGATTGACCTGGGACGTAACGAGCGGCGAATTTGCTGACCGCGCGACGATGGTGGTTGCGAACGAGCCATTTTCGAGAACAGTGCAACCGCTGAAATTCGTCTGGTACGAATCGAGCGTTACCGCCGGAGTGGTACCGATCAGAATGATCGACCCACCGGGATAGCTCGAAGAGTTCATAGCCGATGGCAGTACGACTTGCCTGCGGCTTGTTCCTGTGCCGGTATAAACCTGAGTAATCATGCCGCCCGTCCTTCCAGCGCGCGTCGCGCCGCTTCCTTGCTCATGCCGAACGTGGATTCGTAGAGCAAAACCTGATCTTCAGTCGGCCCGGTCTTGCGTGCCGACTCTTTGACCTTGCCGGTGCCGTCGCACTTACTGCAATCGTCTCCGTCATCGTCCTTGCCTTCGCCGTCGCAAGCTTTGCATTTCTTGCCTTCTTTTGCCGCTTCAGCGATAGGAACCTGACCCATGCCGGTCACGCGAGCGCCGCCAGATATCGACGCACCGTAACGCTTCGCTTCGGCGATGGTCAGCTCCGCAAACTTTTTTTCGTCCAGCGCCCCGTCCGTCAACGGCAACGATTCCTTCAGAACCGTGTCAATAACGTACTGCTTCTGCACATCGCTCAACGATACGCCTTTCAGCGCACGGTTCGCGCAAACTACGGCATCGCCGCGTAATGCCCTTTCCTTCAGCGATGACGTAGCGTCACGTACCGCCGATTCGATCAGCTTTTTAACTGCCGCTTCATCCATATCGACTCCTTGAATTTGTTCGGCGTCTGTAGCCGATTCCGTCAAAATCATTCCACCCGCTCCAGCCCGCGTCACGATGTCTACCGATTCCGCGCTGGTGAATTCCTTCAAAACCGGCAAACCGTATTTCGTGCTGCCATCCTCACGAATGCCGCTTGCGCGAATCGACATGCCAACGTGAGGAGCTTTTTCCTCCACCAGTTGTGCATGATCCGCGAAAACCTTCATCCGTCCGTAAAGCCCTTTTCCCTTCGGATGCGATTCGTGATACACGGCATCGGAAGTGAGCACCCCGGCGAGATTCGTCACGTCGCCTTCCGGTCTTGCCGATTCTTCGGCCAGCGTCGGATGGTTCAGGTAAACGTGAGTCCCCGCCTTGAAAACCTTCGGACCGTCGCGCTGGATCACCTCCTCCGGGTAAAAGGCACTGGAACCCTTGCCGGGTGCGATCAGCTTGATTTCGTAGTCCGCGCGGGATTCGCGCAACACGATATCCTCAGTGCAAATCGCGCCTTCCACCAGCCGCACATCGTTCGTAACGGTAGCGGCCTTCGATTCCTTGGCATCTGCCCATGATTTAGGCAATGCCGACTCAAAACCTTTGCGCTTCGCAATCGCGATAATCCGCTTCTTTATCGAAGCCATGCTCAGATTTCCTGAGCCAGCGCGGCCCAGCGCGTGAACCGCCGCTTTTACGTCTTCAGCGGTCCTGATCGGGTAACTTGTGCCTTTTCCTGCGAAATCTTCCTTCGGCATCGAGTCGCGCGTCGCTTTCGAGATGTAACGCTCGACCAGTCGGACGTTCGTGCCGGGAGCATACAGCTTGGCCGCTTCCATCGAAGCCACATGATCTGCATCGTCTTCCTCGCCACCCTCTTCCTGGTAGCTGGTAACCGGGATAACGTCTTTGGCGTTCTCGGTCTCAATCGAGCACGCTGGCTTGCCATCGATATTTCCCATCGAATACGCAGCCTTTTTCATGTCCCCGTTGTGGGAGTACACTACATCGCCGGATTCATCGTCGCCGAATACGTCCACAAGATAGCCGTAATCTCCGGTTCCACGGAATTTATCTGCCAACTCATCGGAGAGTCGGGATTGAATATCACGATGCGAAACGGCAGTAGCCGCTTCCTGTAATTTCAGCGCAACGTCAAGAAATCCCGGCGAAAGATTCATCTAGCGTTGATAGTAAAGGCGTTTTCACGCGGAAACAATCAAACGATGAAATGTTGTATACAATGGACGATATGGCAAGAGAACGGACTTCGGCTTTTTGCTCGAAAGACGGATGCACCAGACTACGAACAAAAACGCATTCCTGGTGCCAGGAGTGCCAGAACGAACACCAGCAGAATTACCACAGAACGAAGCAGATGCAAGCGGAGGGTGCGGGATTCGCGAAAGGAATTGAAGCCATGCGGTTGACGCTGGCTTTAGAGTTCGACCGCCTGGGGCTGGTCACGGTGACGTGCGACGAAGTAGCCGCCGTAATTCGCCGTGCGCCGCGCCCTCAGTTGAAAGGTTCGTAGGCAACGCTCAAAGTGACGCCGGTCGGTACGTAGGCATACAGCGCGTTGAGCGAATATGGCGACTGCGAAAGACCATCCGCGCCCTGAACAGGCAGGAACATCCCGACGCCGCTGGTAGACGCCACAAGCGGTAATCCCACCGTCGCCGATACGGTCGATCCGCCGATTCTGGCTGTGCCGCTGCCGATTGCTATGAATTGCACCCACCGCGCCGTCACGTTAACCGTGCTCAATGGAGCCGTCGTATTTGCGCCCGCGATATCCGCTAAGTTCTGCATGATTTGGATTCTACGCTACTTTTCTCGGCAAATCAAACGTACACGCGCCGCCGGGTGTCCCGATATTCGACATCGCACGTGCAATTGTAGTGCAGCGGAGCCTCGTCAACAGGTCCAAACTGACCATCTGCGGGAAAGAAATCATCCTCGTCGATCCAGCCTTCATCGGCGTTTTCTTCGCAGTCTTCGCAGTTGTTCCCGGCCCCCAGAACCCACCGTTTTACGGTTACATCCTCGTAATAGTACTCGCCGGTCACGACAACGCCGCCGTAACGACCTCGCGAGTCATTCCTTCGGCTTCGTCGCGCAATTCGTCGAACGCTGGTCGCAAATACGGCTGCGCTGGCATACCTGTCCAGTTCGGATCGTATGGGCCGTCTCCAGCTCCTGCCGATGCCGCGCCGCGCACGCCGGTCCCGTACTCCACATACACCGAATACGGCGCTTCATAGGCAACTGCCGCCGCGATGGTCTTTCCAGCGCGGACAACCTCAACATGTCCGCTGCTTTTCAACTCTCCGGTATCGACTGGCACGTATTCCTGCGAAAGATCGAACACTTTGTTAGCCCAATCGGTAATAGCTTGCTCAATAGCGGCGTCAATCTTCGCCTGAATGAATCGACCGTTATCCCCGCGCGGCTGGTAAGTGGCGTAAGAAGTGAGATTTATTGGCACGGTATCACCTGAATCTGAGAGTCGTACTCCCACATCACCATCGTTCCATGCCGTTTCGTTCGATAAAGCGAACCACAGCGCGGACACTCGAACGATTCCGCCTTATCCAGTTTTCCAGCCAGCGATGCTTTATTCAACGCCTTCAGGCAGCAGCCTTCGGCGTGCGCGATTATATGGACGAGTTCAGTGCTTTCCGGCATGTTGCGCCGCTTCAAAAATACGGAATGCCTGAGACAACCGGGACATGGCCGCGCGTAGTTCGCGACTCGATTCCTTCGTCGGGGTAACGTTCGGAGCGGGAGCGCCCGGTTGCGCTGGTGCTGGTGCTGGTTCCGGTTCGTTCTTGCGCTTCGGGTCGTAAGCATCCGGTCCGCTATCCGGGTACTGTTCTTCGAGCAGATACTCGGAGTTCACGGTCCCGATAAGCTGGTAAAGCTGGCGTACTCCCTCTTTTTCGTCGATACCGACGACTTCGCCCTGAGAATTGCCCAGCGTCATCGCATCCACTACCGCGCCGATCTGCGCCGGTACATCCGCTTCGATGATCGTCGGGAAGTTGACCTGAACGTCAAAAACCTTGGGCTTTCCCTTCGCGGACTCTCTCAATTTTCCAGACGGAGCGCTCATCGACACCTGAAGCGCGTACCTTGCCAGTTTTTTAAGGTCTTCAGCCCAAACCGCCTGTTTTTCGACAAAATTCAACTCGGTAGGACGGTCCAGGCTTGTAGCGGTCGCAAGGTTCGACGTGTTCATATCGCTAAAAAACGACTCGGGCAAACCAAAGACCATCGCTACCTGAAGTTTGTATTCTCGGACTTCGCCGGGATCGCCGCCGGCGCCCTTGGTATTGAAAGCGGAAAGCTCCGTCCCCGGCCCGCTGGTAAAGATCGAACCAGCCACCGCCGTAGGGTTTTGGTCCCACAACGAAGCGTTCGGACCTACAGTGGTGCTCAACTGCGTCTTAGCGCCCTGCATGGCCTGTTGACCGCCCTTCGTGGTCAACGTCATGGAGAATTGAGCCAGCGAGTTGCGAATCGTCATGCAGTCTTCAAGGAACTTCTGGACCGCCTTCGCGTAACCGAGTGCCGCGTAAACAACCGGCAATCCGAAATGCCACTTGCCGGGAGCATTGCATTTGCGATGCAATACCGGGGAGTTCCAGAAGCACTCGATTCCGCCGATGGTCGGTGGCTGGTCTGCTGGTTCATATCCCATCGCCGGATAGTACGCCTTGCGCCCCACAGCCTCATAGCTGCCATCATCGCGCGGTACACGTGCTATCCATTCGCGCCGATATAGCCACGGCGTCGCTGTATCGTCCGGGTCCGTAATGATTTCCGAAACTTCCAGCGGATCAATCGTGCGTACTTTGACGCTGCCGGTATTCTCTTTGTCCGGGAAGCACACGAAAAACACGTTTCCGTCGTGGTACTTCGATCTTTCGAGTTCGGCGAGAGCCACTTGTCCCAGAGTCACTTCGTTTTCTTCGCGCCATTCTTTGAGGGCGTCCGCTACGTCCGGGTCCGGGCTGGTAATCTCTACGCCGCGCCCGAACACGTACTGAGCCGATACGTTCATGCCGCGTTGCAGCATCGGATCTTTCATGCAACGCAAGCGCGAAATGAGTATAATTTGCTGAATTCCCCATCTCGAGAACTCCAGCCACGAAAGATTGGTTTCGCGCCGCCAGCCGACGTTTTGCAGCATCAGTTCGGTATCGCCGTAAGCGCCCTGAGCGGCAAATCCAGGTGCGCTCGACTCGCGTATCGGAACCGGAGGGCCGCCGTCTTCAGCCATCGGCAAGCGCCACGGCCCAGCGCCGCGCATCGCTAACGCCTCTTCCAACTCGTTGTCCCGCTCCTGCATCAGCATCGCTTGCCGTGCGTCCTCAGAGCGGTATTCGTTCAACGCGCGGGACAACACGTCGATAGTGCGATCCTTGTCCGCTTCACGCGCGATTGAGCGCCCAGCCGCCGCGATCATGCCTTGCGGTGCATCCTTCGGGAAAAGAGCGCGGAGTTTCATCATTTTTACAGTCCGATGTCCTTAATCCAGCCGAGTGCGCTGGCTTTCACTCCCAGAATAAGGCATACCAGACCGAAAACAGCGACCCCGAGGTATTTGATTGCAGTATTACGGTTTTCGATCTTCTTGTCAGCGTCTTTTACTTTTTGAATAGCTGAATCGATTTTGGCATTCAATTCGGCGAGAGACGCCTTCGTATCGCCGTGGTATTTTTCGAGACGCGCGGCAAGATCACCATGCTGATCAATATTGTCTTTCGCCATCTGGAGAAAGGCTTCATCCAGACGGCGAAGCGCGATACGGAAGTCTTCCCGTATCTCGTCTTCAAGTTTTTCGGCTTTCCGCTCACCGGCGGTAGGTTGGGTGATTGGCACGACGGCCTCTCTGCGAACTACGTTTCGATCTGAGGTGCGTTCGGCCATCTTGTAAGCTATCGTACTACATAAACGAGTTTTGGGAATTCGCCCACGCGCTCATTTTCCACGGCACCCCCTCGCGCCACGCAATTACATGGAGCGGCCCCGCATGAACCAGAGACACATACGCCGGGACGTTTAGTATGAAATCCACGTCGGATTGAGATATCACGCCACGCGCCAGCAAATCGCGTACACGCGGCAATTCTTCGATGGTCGGATTGTCGCCCTGGCACATGTGGCGATAGGAGTCTTCGGCCTTATTGCACCAGTCAATAGACGTGTAATAGTCGAGTTTTCCAATCCTCCAGGCTCGTTCCATGTAACCGTAATGCTTCAGCCTTGCAGGGACCAGCTTTGTGTCGTGAATGAGCCTCTGGGGAACGCTGGAGCAATGCAAATTTGGCTTGTCGCTGCCGACGTGACGACCGAACGGCGTTGACTGAAAGCGGAATTCCTTAAGTAGCGTGCGCGAATCCGGCACTCCTGGCGCCTCGTGGAACGGGCGAAACAGCGACGGTCTCCAGAAATCTCCATAGATGCGATCAGCGCGAACCTGAAGTGGGCTATTCCATAGGAATTCGATCTTCAGACGCCACGATTGAACCTCGGGATGTTCCGCTACCGCCTTGCGAATCTGTTCTCCCGCTGGTCCTTCCAGTACTTCGTCGCCGTCGATGCAAAGTATCCATTCCGGCGCGCATTCGCGTATGATTTGGTCGTATAGCCAGTTCTTATCGCGTGATTCGTTCAACCCGGCAAACGGCGAATCGAAAACCTTCACGCGCGGTCCGAACGATCTGCAAATCTCTCCGGTGCGGTCCGTGGACTTGTCGTTGAGGACAAAAACACGTTCGCATAGCTGGAATGTCGATTGAATGACTTCGGCTATCCATCGTTCTTCGTTGTGGATACGAAGCATCGCGACGTACTCGTAGCGTTTTCGGCTCCAGTCGTGGGTATGTTCATTTCTGGCGACGCCGCACGATGCGCACTGCCAGTCGTCACATGTCACGATACCGCTGTACTCAGATTGCGCGTCCGACATAGCACCCCTTTGGCTTCAGAATCTCAACCGCATCCATCTCTCCAACACCGGGAACCATTACAGCCCTTGGCATCGCATTCCACATTGGGAACATCGCCAGCGTCATTCGCTCCAGATACAGTGCGCACGGTGGCCAGTCGGTATACCGCAAACAGCGCGGATCATAACCTTCGCCCTTGTCCGGGTCCGGGTTCGGATACTTCAAAGCTTCACCGCAAAAGTAGCGGTTCCACTTGTTCATCCAGCGGACCACACCCATGTGGATTCGCTTCGCCGACTCCGGCGAGCTTGTCGCGCTGGCATGGTGAAGTACACTAACGGCTGGATCGCACGCAATTCGATATCCGGCGAGTCGCAGCCTGATCATGAGGTCAACTTCCTCATGGTGACCGAGCGATGAATCCATCAGCGCATCGCCTGGATAGCCCATACGATGCGGTACGGCTGATTTACGCATTGCCCAGCAGTAACCGGCGTTCCACAGGCACTCGTGATACTTTCCGTTGTGGAATCCGTAATGCCCTGCGCCTGGAAACACCTGGCCTATTTCATCGTGTTCGTCCATCATCCGGCACATGCGCTCATCCCAGCCTGAAGTCTGGATTTCCACGTCGTTGTCGCAGTAGACGAAATACGGAGTTTTCACGTGCTTGACGATTTCATTCACCGCGCCCGCATAGCCCTCGTTTTGGCTCATAAACAAAGCCACAAATCGCGAATTCGAGTTGCACGCCTGCCGAATCACGGCCCGCGTTTCCGCGTCGTCTTCGCTGGGATTGTGAACGATGAAACATCGGTAATCGGTGCGGCTCATCTGTTCGATGCTGGCTATCGTCGCCCGCAGCTTGTCGGGATTGCGATAGCTTGCAATCCCCATGTCGAGCCGTCTCAATCGACCCATCCTTCAACAGGCCAATCGTCCGGTTCGTCCGCCCTCCACGCCGGAGACGGCATATTGACGACCAGTACCTCATCATCGGTATCGTTGTACAGGGCGCAAGCCACGCCGGTAGGAACCACGATTCGCGACGGACCGCGCTGGAATCCGTCAGTTACAGAGGACACAACGGATCGTATTTCGCCGTTCACGCGGAACACAAATCGGCAAGAACCGAGAACCACTGCGAACAGACCACGCCGCTTCATGTGCAGATGCGGCCCTTTGCGCGAATGCGGCGCAATTGCCGTCACGTACACCTGATCCGGGCGCAAACTTGGCTCATCGTTGGCGTTCCACAACGGCAGTAACCATCCATTCGGCTTTCCCGATGTATCCATCGTTTTGATTCGCTTCATATTTTCCTGTACCAGTTCGACGATAGTTGATCGAATCCGACTTCCTTCAGCATCGGGTCCCAATCCTTCTCGAATCGGTCGTTACATGCCAGGTGCATCGGGATCGATCCATCCGCGCCGGAACCGCACGCGAAAGCGTTCTGGGCGAAGAACAAGCCCCCGGGAATAAGCGCAATATGCACGGCCTTTACCCATTCTTCGACGTTCGGGACATGCTCAAGAAAATCGAGCGATACAACCGACTCATAGAACTCCGGCTCCGATCCGAAGCCGCCCACTACGGCGTCGAAATCGTGAGTACTGTCGAACAGTGGCCGCATATCGCGCTGTAGCATTCGGAACCGCGCGAAAGCTTTGGTGCGACTGCCGTACAGATCATGGTAGGACGGGTCCATGCCGCGCGCGCACGCCTCAATCGTCACATCGCCGACGCCATCTCCCAGGCACAGAACGGATTTGATGCCGTCGTTTTGCAGTCTGGTCAGGATTCCGTTCACCGTTCCGGCATAGTTGTAGCCAGCGTCTTCGTGGTACGCGGAAAGTTCCCAGATATAGGATTCGGTCGAGCGGTACCAGTTGAGAAGAGCCTCGTCGCCTTGCGGGTTTGCCTTGCGGAACTCTTCAGTTACCGCGTGGTGAAGTGGGATAAACCCTTGCGACAACTTACGTAGCGCGTCGTCGTAGGACATTCCGAGAAAAGTGGCTATTTCCTTAGCGCGTTCGGCTATCATGCACCAGCCCTTTCAGGTCTTCCAGCGTCAATTTGAACCGCGTCACCCTGCCGTAGGTCGTATCAATCGGTCTTTCGGCGATGCCGGGAAAGTCCGCGTGTCTTACCTCTTCAACTTGCATTCCTATGGCACGCGCTACATCCGCACGGCTGGCACGTTCGGGAACCCCGCAATGCCAGATATCCTCCGGCTTTGCTTCCAGCGCCGCATCCCATAGCGCCGCCGCCGCGTCAGACGAGAACAACGGAGAAAACCAGCGATCGCATACTTGCTTCGTCTGCCCCGTCAGCATTGCTTCGAGTGGGTTGATACGTCCCGCCGTTTGATCCGGCCTGATACCCAGTACGAACGACAATCTGACTATCGCAGCTCCCATGCCGTAAACCAGATCCTCGGCGTTCATCTTCTGCCGTCCGTATTCGTTAACCGGACGGCGCGCC